CTCTTTATCTTGTAGCAAATCATCTAATTCTTTTATTCTTTCTTCTTTTTCTTTTATCTCTTTATCAAGTCTTTTACATTCTTGTGTTTTATTAAACTTTGCGATTCTCTTCATTGTTGTATCATCTAACATAATATTATCCAACTTTTCAAAACCATTTGTTTGTATTTCCATTTTATTATATGGTGATATAGTCGTTATTTTATATGGATTTTCCAAAAAATCATAAGTTATTATCTCCGGTTCATTCGTAAATATGGTCGGAACACCATGATAATAAAACATTTGATCTTCGTTATAACATAATATATTAAATTTACCAAAATCAGGGTAATCTACTTTCTTTTTTCTTGGCATTTTTAATCAATCTCCTTTACTTTCTAAATAGTCTATTATTTCATTAATTGTCTTTGCTAATTCTATCTTACCTATTTGCGATGTATATTTACATTTTAATTTTTTAGGTATTTTCTTTTCTTCTTCTATTATTTCTACTTCATCATTTAAATTATCTATATTTAATAATGAACCTAAAGTAGATAATGTAATTCCATTTTTTCTTTGGCAACAAAAACTTTCAAATTCTCCAATTTTTTCGCTTTCTATGTTTTTTGTATATAATTCACCATTTATAATAATTTTTGTTATTTTTGTTATTTCTCCATTTGCTATTTTATTTAATAAATCTATTACTTTCATTCTAACACCTCTTTCAATTTATCCCATTCTTTTTGTGTTATAGAACCTCTTATATACTTTTCATAAAGATTCCATTTACATATTGTTAAATATTCTTCATTATCTTCATTAAATTGATAATTCTTACTTGATCCTGTTTTAGTACAAGCTATATTACTTATCTCATCATTATAACTTTCACTCATATTTATATTTCTATTATCCATTTCATTACATACTTCCATAAAATATGAATATAAAAACATAATATCGTACTTGTTTGCAAATTTTACTAATGGATTTTTAATATTAGGATGTTGCTTTATCATATCCCCCAACTCATATCGCATAGCCATTAATTGTTTTGTAGGCAATACTGGTATCAAAACCTTACTCCAAATTCTCATTTAAATCAATCTCCTATTCTTCATATATTACCATTGCTGTATATTTATCACCATGATCTTGGAATTTAATATCTATTAAATCTTCATATTCAAATGTTTCTAGAAAATCATTTATCTGTTCTTCTAAACTTGATATCGAAACGCCTTTAAATATCTTCACTCTCATTTAAATCACTCTCCTTATGTCTATAATATAACATAATATATTATATTTTGTCAACTATTTTTATAAAATTTATTGTACATTTACATTTATACCTAAAACTTCATAACTTTCTTTGAAATATTCACATACAAATTTTCTTTGGTTCTCATTTATTAATTCTAATTCTTTTTCTGTTTCATGTTTGTATGAAGAATAAGGACACCCCATACATCCGGTACGAGATACATAATCATAAATTTTTGGTACTTCTATATTATATTTTTTAATGATCTTTTCTAATAACTCATCAGATAAGTCATGTATAGGTGTAAACTTTCTATCTTTTGTAAAACAACTTTTATATTGTTGTTTTCTTAATAAACTCTCACCACTTCTTATACCTAATATAGGTTTTAAACCACTTTCTTTTTCAAATCTTCTCGCTGGTTCTTTCTTCAAATAATGACAACATAAATGTGTTATCTTATGTGCATTACCACTCTTTACATATTCCCTAGCTTTCTTTGAAATACCACTAAAACCTTTATCATATGTACCATCTATCTTCTGTTGTATTGTCTTACTAGGTTTTTTACCTTTTCTTAAAGAGTTTTGATAGTAGTATATGTAAAAGTCTTGTTCTTTACTAAAACAAGGAATACCGTATTTTTCTTTTATTTCCATTGGTTTCATTTTTGGATATAATACAATATCACTATTTTTTAATATTCTATCTCTTATCTCATGGTGTTCCATATATGTATTAATACCAACTATTTTTATATCATCTCTTTTTAAATATTCTTTTATAAACCAATATAAGAAATGACTATCTTTACCACCACTATATGATAAATAATAAGTATTTGGTTTTATTTTATCGAACTTAGATTTTAAATCTACTAAATAAAAATCTACTTCATCCATAGTTATTTCACCTTCTAATAATATTTACTACCACAATACTCACACTCGTGCGAATGTAATATTGCACCACAATTTTTACAATTTGTTGGTATTGGGTTTTTATGTACAATTACTTCATTATTTAATAAATCTGGTTCATCAACACAAACCTCATTAAAATATAAACGTCCATTAATATCTCTATAAGCATCTGTATATACTTTCCTATAAATTCTTGTACCAGTTATATCTTCACCAATACATTCTCTTCTTACTTCTTTTAACTCTTTTTCTTCATCTGGTATCATATCGGTATAACTATAACTTGTATTAATGGATACATCACAAGAAAAATTCTTTGTAACTAAAGTAGCTATTATGAACATACTTATAGGTAATATTAATGCTATAATTAAATATATCATATGAATCACTCCTTTATTATTTACCACCCTAATTCTTCTATTTGCTTTTTTATTGCTTCAAATTCTTCCATACTAATATCTAAATCTTCTTCATCTTGTAAATAAATAGCTAAACCACATTTGAACTTAGAAAATGTTTTTTTATTTGTATTAAAATTTATACATAATTTTTTATTTTTTAAATTCTTATAATAAGATATGAAACCATATTTTCTATAATCTCTACATCTCTTATATCCAAGTTCTTTAAACATAATTTTTATATCGTCCATATTATAATCCCTCCTTAATTAAATGTTCCATAATCTTCTTTAAAACTTTCTTTCATTCTTAAATTTGTAATATAATAATTACTATGTTTTACAACTTCTGTTTTATATTTAGGCTTTAAATAATATTCTATTTCTTCTTTTCCAATTTTCATTGGCTTTATTGTTGAATCACGACACCATATCTGATAATTCTTTTTAAACGTTGCGAGTGTCATTCTATCATTTATATTAATATTATCATCAATATCACAATAATCATCAACAAACTGCAATAAACTATTATTTAAAATTTCATATCTATTCATAGCATTATTCATTTCATCACTTATAATAAATTTAAAATTTCTTTTCTTTAAATCTATCAAATGATTTATACATAATGATACGATATATTCTTTTTCCTTTAACATTTTACTAATAAGTTCTGGATCTTGCTTATCTTTTTCCACAACATGTTTACAAGGAATAACTAAAAATCTTTCATAAATTTCCTTACCTTTTTTACCACTAAACATAGGAAAATCATTCGCAAGAAACCAAATAAAACCTTTATAAATGTATGAAAAAGCACCACGACCTTTAAACTCAATACTAATAGGATCACCACCTGTTAATTGTTTAAAGATACCCATATCATTTATCGCGGTATAACGCATATCATTCGAACCTGCAAGTCTTTTATTATATAATTCACTAGTACCAAAACGACTATCATTCATTTTATCCAAATCCATACTACTTGTATATTCAATACCAATTAATTCTGTAAGCAACTTTTTAATCTGTGTCTTACCACAATCTTTCGGACCAATCATTAAAATACACTTTTTCGTAAGATACCCCGGAATGTTTGATAACGCAAGTCCCATACTTTCTAATATAACCTTTTTCGTAACATCATCACTACTACATAATTCATCTAAATACTTTTCAAAGACACTACCGTATGTACAATCTTCTAAAGGAACATAATCAACCGGCAATTGTACTGAAAAAAACTTATCAGGATCATGCAATTCCAATTTCATTGTATCAATATTTAAATTACCATTTTTAAAACAAATGTAACGATAATCACTATTCAACTTTGTATTCTCAATATATAAAGACTTTTCCATAAGTAATAAATTATATACTTCTGTAATATCCTTAACCTGTCTAATCTCTTCTGGGATAAAAACTGAAATATAACCTTTAAACTCATCTTCACTTACTAACTTATAAACGCCACTATCATAAACATAAATCATAATTGAGCCTAAAGAACTATCTTTCACAAATTTAAAGTATAATTTCATATCTAAATCATTATCAATTAAATGTCTAACTAATTTAGGGGCGTTCAATTGAGCCTTATAATATTCTTGCATTTTACCATTAATATCTCTCATCTGTGCCTTTAAAATTGTGATATAATCTTCATTTTCACTAGTCAAGAAACTAATTGAAACTCTAGGTATATCATAAACTTCTTTATCACTTGCAACACTAATTATCTCATTTTTCTGCTTATCCTTATCTGACATTCTTATTCTCCTTTCTCTATATATTCAAAGAAATCTTCAATTTCACAATCAGGTTGTAATGCCTTGACAATCGCATAAGCAACCATTTTACGACAATCTTTCTTATTATTAAATATATAAGAAAGCATTTGTATTGAGTAACCAATTTGCTCTGATAACCATGAAATCTTACGACCATCTAATAATTCACTATATCTTTCTTGTTTAAATCGATACATAAATTTCTCCTTTCTATTTTCTCTAACTTGTAAAATTATTCTAACATATTGTTTAATAAATTGCAAGTAAAATTTAAAAAAATTTAAAATGTTTACACTTTTGGGGGATAAAGGGGATAGTGGGGGATAAGACTTTCCCCCAACAAAAGTATTGAAAAATAAAGAAAAAAATAGGCTTAGGGGATAAGGGGATATTTTTTTAATATCTTACGTACGCGAGAAAAATAAGAACATTCATGTATATACACATACGCATACACGTATATAAAGATATAAAGAAATTTTGTCCCTTTGTCCCCTAACATTAATTTCATCCTTATATATCAACAAAAAATTGGGGGATAACTCTATCCCCTAGTATCCCCTAGGGGACAATTTTATCCCCTTAATATATTAAAATATAGAAAAGTATATTATATTTTCTAATTTCTAAACTTTTTTCTTGACTTTATTTTTATATTGTGTTATATTATTAGTGAATGGAGTTGGTTTTCCATGAATGGTAGAAGTGATATTTTAGAACTTGACGATAGAAAAAGAATGATTATGGAAAGAGAAAAATCTAAACAAAGTAATTCTAAGAAAAATAATCAAACTGTTAATAAGGGTTCTATTGCTTATATGTCTAGAGATAATGTTAAGGGTTTTAACAATGAAGTTAGAAAAAGAATGTTTAATGTTAATGGAGTTGGTGGACCTTATGCATTTGAAAGTGTAGAGCAGTTACAGAAAGATATGACTGAATATTTTAATACTTGTGCTGTTTATGATATTATGCCTACTAATGTTACACTAGCATTATGGTTGGGTGTAGATGAGGATACTTTAACAAATCATGCTAATAATCCGAACTCGCCTTTCTTCGGTGTGATGAAAAATACTAAGACATATCTACATTCTTTAATGCAGAATGGGACTTTATCTGGAGATATAAATCCAGTAACATATATCTTCCTTTCCAAAAATTATTATGGAATGAGAGATGATAAAAACATTCAAGTATCCGCACAACAAGGATCAAACGTAAATACACAAGAAACAGCAGATGCTCTGAGAAAACAAATAGAAGAAGAAAACACACCAAATGCTACCCTAGTGTCAGAAGAATAACAATGTTTCTAAAAACACTAGCATTGTAATTTTAAACACTACCCCCACATACACCCCACGTGGGGGAGTGAAATAGATTTGGGGTTCGGTTGAATAATTTTGGTTAAACTGATACTATTAATAACTAGGTAATTTCATATATAATCCTTTCTTTCTTACCTAGATAGTAATCGGTTTAATATAGATAATGTTTCATTTTTTATGGATCACTCTTTTATGAATGAAGTCTAGAACAGTAGCCTAGATTTCATTTTTTATTATCTGGAAAATTTTCTAACAATAGTCATGACTTCCCTACTTTGGAAAAATTCAAACTCTAGCTTTGAAAAAATCTCACCTATTTAAAAAAAGGGGGGAGGGGGGTCTGAATAATTTGGGAGAATTTTTTTTTTAAAATAAATTTACTCTACCCTACCCTACTGAAATTTTTTTCAGGGGTAAAAATATTTTTTCTTGTGATCTTTCTTCTGGAGTTATTACCAAAAAAAAAAGATATTTTTTTATTGATTCATTTACAAGCTATTTTATACCATATAAAAAAAGCACGTTTTAAACCTATTTTAAGACGTTTTTATTCTTCTAATATACTTATACTATTTTATAATAAATGACCGTAAAAAGTGCGTTTTTTAAGGTCTGGGAGGGTGTTTTATTCTTAATTTTATCTAGTCTATTATAAAATAACTTGTAAAAGTGGTTGTTTTTAGTGCTTTTTCTGGTGATTCTAGCGTTCTTTTTAGTATGGTAATAGTATTATATTACTTTTTATTTTTTGGCGTGGTATCTCCTGAATGATCCCCCTATTTTACAGGATAAAAAAAAGACTAGATTTTTTTCTAGTCTTCTTCTTTGTAGTTTGTTTCTATTGTTTCCAATTCTGGATCAATTTTCTTATAATATTTTTTCATGCCGTAGCTTGTCGGGATAAATAGTTCCACTTCTTCAAATAGTGAGATGTCTTTTATGTTCTTATAATGTTTTAATTTTTCTTTTTTAAATTGATCCAGTGCATCGTCTACTGTGTAAAAGCTATCATTTTTTATTATTGCGGTATGGTGGTAGTCTTTTTTTATGTAGTAGATAACTTTCTTTTGTAATTTTATCATATTTTAGCCCCCTTATATAATTAAAATGGTAACTTTTCCGCGTTTTCTTCTCGCCAATTCCATTCATAATTTAAAGCTAGTAAAAAGCTATTGTATAATGCTTGTAATATTTCCCAGCGTTGATTGTATGATCCTTTTAATGCTTCACGTGTTTGAATACTATCAAACATTTTAAATAGTTGGATCTGTTCTTCTGCTGTCATTTTTTTATATGTCCATGAATTAACAATCATTTTTTTATAATCTTTTAAAACATTTTCTTTTTCTTTCATGTTTACACCTCCTCAATATTAACATTAAAAGTTTTTTCAATGTTGGCGATCATTTCTTCTGGTGTTGTTCCCTCGTCTGGTGTAAATAGCATTTTTTTGTAGTCTGCTGTCGTGTAGTTTTTTTCTTCTTCTTTTTTATCAATATATTTTTTATGCATTTTTTTAATATAGTTTAGATTCTTTTCCATTTCGTTCCAATGTTGCTCAAAATTGTATGTGTCTAATTGTTCAATAGCTTTTTGTAATTTATCGTCATATTTGATGGCGTCGCTTTCCTTTTGTCTTTGTCCTAATACGTCGCGTATTTCGTATCCATTAAGTATTGTGAAAACTGATTCAAGCCAGAAGCTAGACAAATCAAATTTTATAAAATTACAATTAATGTTTTTATAATAAATATATAGTGTGTATTTGTGATCGATTCTGTATTTGCTTTTAACATCTTTTATAACAAAATTTTGTTTGCTATTTAGATCTATTTTTCTTTTTAGAATTATTTCAGGGATCTCGATATCGCCTAGATCGTTATTACTTCCAAACCATCCGCGCCCTGTTTCTAATAGGATCCCGTTTTCTGAATAGATTTTAATATTCTCTAGTTCATACCCCTCCATTTTGTTTGTTCTTGCTACGTATGGGTTATACCATGCGCACTCTTTTAGTAAGTTTTTCATTTTTCTTTTTTCCTTTCGTTCCCTTGTGGGATTGCTTTTTGTTTGGAAGCATAACCAATATTTTATTTTATGATCTTCTTGTTTCTCTCATCTTGTAATTATATTATACTATATTATACTATATTTTGTCAATAGTTTTTTATAACTTTTTTTATTTTTTTTTTATCTTGTAAAGTTTATTGATATTGATCTTTCTGAATAACTGTTCTTGTTGTTCTCTATTCTTTCCACTCTATCACTTGCAATAAATAAATAACATGTTACTATTATTAATAATATTGCAATGACTCCAACTGTTTTTACTCCTTCTTTTAATTTGTATTTTTTAACAACTCTTTTCATAACTCTTTTACTCCTTTCTTATTATGTATATAGTATAACATAATATAATAAAATATACAATACTTTTTAATAAATTTATATATAAATTTTTTCTATAGTGTAAAGTGTTGTCTATAAGTACAATTTATATATTATAAAACTATATCTTTTGGAATAACTAGGGGGGTGCTTTTGGTGTTTGGTGTTTGATCTTCTTTTTTCTCTTCTCTTCTCCCTCCTCCTCACCTGCTCACCTCATCGACCACCTCAACCCTAGAACACAACCACGAAAATCGCTTTTTCAAGTCCTCTAGCAAATTTTTTATAAAAAAGACTTGTTTTGACACCACCACCAACTCATGATATAATAAATAAAAGGAGTGTCAGTATATTGGATAAGGTAAAAAAAGAAATGTTAAAAATCTACCAACCCCTATCAAATCTAGACTGGTTAAACTACAAGATAACAAGACTAGATGATTTAACATACCACCATATAATCAAAAAGTCATATGGCGGAAAGAAGACAATAGAGAATGGTGCATTACTAATCCCCCTAGCCCACCAATACTTGCATTTGATAGAGTGTATAGACATTGATACGTATATTGCAATAAATAAAATATTTGGTATAATAAATAGACAAAGAGAAGAACCAACGAAAGAGCAACGAGAGATAATAGAGTATATGCTAAGTGAATTTGAGAGAGTACATAAGTGGGATAAGAAGAACAATGGGAAGATATTATTGCAAAGGAAATATCTAGAGAGAGATTTCATAAAAAGAAAGTGAGGTAATGAAATGAAATTAAAATTTATGATATTTGGTGGTTCTGGAAGTTTTGGAACTGCGATGACAAAAGTGTTGTTAGAGCATTTTGGTAATGATTGTGAAGTTGTGATATATAGTAGGAATGAGAAGTTGCAATTTGAACATAAGCAAAAAGTAGGTGCGAGAGATAATGTAAAATACATAATAGGTGACATAAGAGATTATAATGCGGTATATAATGCATTAGATGGGGTTAGTTATGTAATATTAGCGAGTGCTATGAAGCATATTGATAAATGTGAGAGTAATCCAAATGAATGTCGAAAGACGAACATTGATGGGTGTATCAATGTTATTAATGCGAGTATAGAGAGAAATGTAAAGAAGTTAGTATTTTTATCGACAGATAAAGCGACAAATCCGACGACGATTTATGGTTGTAGTAAATTATTTGCAGAAATGTATTGTAAATGTGTTGATAATAAGAATACGAAGATTATAAGAACGAGATATGGGAATGTTTTAGGAAGTAATGGAAGTGTAGCGTGGATATTTGATAAGTTATCAAGAGAGGGAAAGACACTTACAGTTACGAATCCTGATATGACAAGATTTTTTATGAGTTTAAATCAGGCGACAGATTTAGTATTAAAGGCGTTGGTTGATGGTGAACATGGTGATTTGTTTGTGTACAATAATAAGAGTTGTACGATAAAAGAGTTAGCGGACATATTTAGTGATAATCAAGAGATTATTGGAAATAGATGTGTTGAAAAGACAGATGAGGCTCTTTTGACGGTAAGTGAGTTAAATCATAGTGAGTTGATTGATGATACATATTATAGAGTAAATGATGATATCGATAATGATTATGGATATGCAAATCCGTTTCAGAGTGATAATGCAGAACGTCTTACAAGAAGTGAGTTAGAAGAAATGGTAAATGAGTGGAGAAATAGTATATGATAAAGGTAAGTATCATAATGCCTGTGTATAATGGGGAAGAATATATAAGAAATGATGGTTCAGAAGATAATACGAAAGATATTATAAAAGAGTTTGATTGTAAGTTGATAGATCGTAGTGAGAATATGGGTATTGGATATTCGCGTAGGGAAGGTTTAGAGTATGCGAGTGGAGAATATATTATGTTTTTTGATAGCGATGATAAGATTGTTAGTGATAATTTTAATAAGGCTTTAGAAATGTTAGATGGTAGTGATATTGTGTATTATGATTTGTTGCAGAATGATGGTGTTAGGTTACATTTAAGTCCTGCGACAAAGGGGATATATCCGGGTGCGGTTAAGTTTATAAAAAAGACATATATTGATAATTTTGAATATCCTATTGTTAGGAAGTATGAAGATGTAAAGTTTAATGGTATGTTGAATAGTGTTGAGCATAGTGAGAAGTATACGAATTTGGTGGTAGTAGAGTATAATTTCCCTAGATATGATAGTACGAGTGCGAAATGGAGTCGTGGGGAATTATGAAAGATAAGTATGTGATATTAGTATTAAGTTGTGATAAATATGAGCCTTGTT